GAGACAGCAGAGTTCATCCTCGTGAGAAAAGAAACACCAGTTCTTTTCAGGGATTCCTTTCTCCAGATTTTTGCCTATGGGAGGTATCGCGGCGCTTACCGCCTCCCCCATTTCGTTGATGTGGCAAACGATAACCTTAGGGTTGTCGAAGAGTTTTTTACCTCCTTTGTTGTACTTACTAGCGTACGAAGAAGCTACAAACTGAATGTAGAGTTCGTCGTCCGGTCCGATAAACAAACGAGGGTCTTCGTAACTAAGTCGGTGTGGGTTAGGTCGAATTCGCTTAGCCCCGACGATAGTTTCATCGTCGTGGAGTAAACCTAAGTAAATCTCATTAGCCGCATTATTCTCGTAATTGTAGTGACTATCGTGCCGGAAGACGAATGGCTCGGGCTGTGATCGCCACGCGATGTACGTTTTGTCGTGGTGCTTAAGAATAGAGGGGCTGAAGTTAGCGACAGCACTAAGAGGGAGTCCTTTCGTTATTCGTGTAAAAGTCCCTCCCAAAGCTTGGGCTTGTTTGTAGACATCAGGAACTCCTTTTTGAGGAGTGTTTACGGGAACAACTGAATAGTTGTTTTTGTGAAAGAAACGTGTAGAAACTTGCATTGGTTTAATCAGTTAAGAAGATCTGCTACTGCGTGGGAGAAACCAGCTGATACGCTTTCCCAACGATATTCGGGCCTTTGAGTCACGGCGAAACACGCTGCTGCTACCTCGTCGTACACGCTTTTGTCGTAATAAAGTTCGTTTAGATTCTTAACAGCGGAGTCGATATCGATCAATCCTCGTTCCACACCGAGGTCTTTGTCGATTACCCAAGTAGCAATATCGGTCAACATACCCGCTTCATCCCAGATGTCAGCACACGCTGTATGGCTCGGGACAACCTGAGGCTTTCTGCAGCTAGCGTGTTCAAAAGAAACTAATCCCCAACCTTCCCCGTCGGCAGTGTTAATACCAACATCGCAAGCGTTATAAATGTTATTAAGTAGCTCATCTGAAGGAGCGTCTAAATAGTTCATTTCGATAGAGGTAATCGCCAAGCGTTTCGCGGGGTCAAGTCCGTATTTTTCCATTTTTCTGTTGAACAGGGGTATAACATCCCAGCCCATATCTTTCGCCCCCATGTGCAGATAGAGCATCGTGTCTGGTTTATCTACAGCAAATTTTGCAAAGACCTCAATCGTAAGGTCGATGCGTTTCCGTGGCTGATTTCGGTTGCCGTTAAAAACAATAAATTTGTCTTCGGGAAGAGCTATAGCTTGGCGAGCTTCTTTCCTCGGCTTTGGAGAAAACTTGCTGGTATCTACTCCGTGTGGAAGAACCCCTAACCGAGGTGCGGAAATGTTATGTTTTAGGATTCGTTGAGCGCACTCAACTGTAAACGTAATAGCTAAGTCCCACTTAGGGATATTGCGAAGCATATCGTCAAAATAAGTCTCGCTGTCAATAGGGAAGTAACAGACAAATTTAAATTTAAGGGAATCCTTTAGAAACTCACAGCGTTCCCAGACTTGGTTACATACCCAGATATCTTGTAAACAAATAAAAACGTCTGGCCGTTCTTTCTGCAGGATTTCGGGAATACGAGGGAGCCCAAAACGATCACCACAGTGCAGCGTTGTAGCTGGGTAGATCTTGTAGGGATACTCGTGGGGGTCCCCCGTATAATTAATTCCAAGAACTACAACTTCATGTTCTTTACTCAAGTGATCTAGTACACTGTGTGTTACCCTGGCAAACCCTGTATTACTGCAAGCGTCACCGTACCAAAGAATTTTTGCCATTCGAGAGTAAACTCAAGTACAGCTAATATAACAACACTGTCAACTTATTGATATGCCTAGTAGAGAGACTTTTGCTTATCGTCGGGGCGCTCAAATGAGGGCCCTCAGGGCTACCGAAAATACAGCATCAGCAACAGATTCTGTGTATGCAAAAGCAGCTAATGATTTCCATACGTTTTGTACCCTTTTAGATAAACCTCCCGCTCAGCACATGCTGGAATGGCATAGGCACTTAATAACGGGGGAATCAAATAAGTATCTTTTAGACATTGCAGGACCTAATCTGGACATTTTGGCGCCGCGAGGCTCGGCTAAGTCCACGTGCCTGAACATGTTTACCGCGTGGATTATCGGTAAGCACACTACGGCTAAAATGCCGCTTCAGATTATTTATGTGTCGTACAACATCGCTACAGCAATACCTAAAAGTAGGATTATTCGTCAGATTATCGATTCCGCTGAGTTCCGCAAAGTCTTTCCTAGGGTTCAGCTTAAATCCGGTATGCAGTCGGATATAGGTTGGTCGATCGATTTTGATTACGCAGGTATCCCCCGCGTGGGCGATGAGGAGTTCACCCTTAGGGCGGCAGGTCTGCGCGGTTCAATCACGTCTAAACGTGCCCATTTAGTTATCGTTGATGACCCTATTAAGAGTTCAGCGGACATTAAAAATCCGGCCATTCGAGAGGAAATGAACAATAACTGGTCGTCAGTTATTGCTCCCATTGTGTTCGAAGGAGGTCGTTCTATATGTCTAGGAACTCGATTTCATCCGCTCGATATTCATAAGACAATGTTTGTCCCTGATAAAGGATGGAAACAAGTTACTCAAGAGGCTATTACGTACAACAACGTAGGCGAACCTGTTAGTTACTGGCCTGAGCAGTGGTCTGCTGAATATCTGTTAGGGCAGAAGGAGTTAGATCCGGTCGCTTTTGCGTTCCAGTATCAGCAACAGCCAGTTATGACCTCCGACTTGGTTGTTTCTCCGGACTTGTTAGTTAAGGGAGAGGTAGTTACTGAGTTTGATTCGCTTGCCGTTGGTATCGATCTATCTGCCAGTAAAAACGAGACGAGTGACTATACCGCGTTCGTCTTAGGCGGAAGACTTAAGGATAAGTACTACATTATTGACGCGCACCAGTGTCGTTCAATCGGCAACTTGGAGAAGATAGATCTCCTGTGCGATATGCTGTTGGAGTGGGGTATTCTCACTCAGCACGACAACACCTTTTTACCTACGTATTCCACGGTGACGTTAGTTGTTGAATCCGTGGCCTACCAAGCGTCGCTTGCCGCCGATTTACGTCGAGTGCTGATTAACGAAAGAGAACTTGGTAACCTCCATATCCACGAAGTTAAAGGGTTCAGAGGGGACAAGATCGCCCGCTTCCGTGGAACTTTAGGATTGCTAGAAAACAAGAAAATCGTGTTCAATAAGTACCGAAAATTTGACGCTTTGTTCGATCAGCTGATCAACGTAGGAGCTACAGCCCATGACGATTTGCTTGACGCCTACACCTGGCTGATTCAGTATCTACAGCGACGAGGGAACTTCAGCATTGAGTACTGACATGAAAAAAACTATATGGGTTGCGATTACTGCGCACAATCCCTTGGTGCGTATCAACCCTCTTATAAACGTTATTTCTGAGTATGAGCGGTATCCTCATAATGTTTTCTTGAACATTTATATTAACTATGAAGCTCAAGATGACGTAGAAACTCTCGAAACTTTATTAAGTCAGTTCAAAAACGTTAATATTTCCATAATCGTCGCTTCTCCTGGTTTCGAGGGGTGGTATCTGACGTGGGCACATAAGACGGATTTAGCTCTAGCTGTTTTAAATAAAAAAGCGGATTTTTATATTTATCAAGAGAACGATGTACTTATCAGGAAAAATAACTTTGACTATTACAGAAAGTGGAAGCCTGTGCTGAGCAGATACGGTCTCGAACCAGGCTTTGCTTTATACGAAGAGTTAGATACTAAAAAAATACCCATTGGTAATTACGAAAAATGGTCCTTAGTAAAAGAAACCCCTAACGTATGGCACAACATCGGCTTTACTGTTCCAAAAATCCTCGTGGTTGATTGGGAGATAGACTTTTTTATTCAGCTAGGAAGCCCATATTATTGTGGAATGATACTTGATCAACATGACGCCGAGCTTTATATCCGCTCTGACAGCTACGATCCTGAAAAAAGCTACGCTAAAACCGGAATTCGTAACTGGCCTATAGCTGACCGTAGTTCAATGGGTTTGGCGTTCGAGTATTTACCTCCGAGCTTCGAACATCGTCGCTGTGTACCGGTATGCCGAAGTAAGAACGGGTATTCAATAAGCGAGTTCGGTTTGATTAAACACGACGATACAAAATACTCTAAAAATTTAAAAGAAAAAGGAGAGAAGCTAATATGTGTAGAGGACATGCTGGTTTTTTGAGGTATCGTGGTCTCACGTGGCGCTGAGCACGTTCACATCTGCTACTTTTTTTCCGGAAAAAATGAGTGCCAAACACTTCACCGAAGCGACGCGTACAGACTTCGACGATTTTTGGAACAACACAGTGGAACGATCTGGTGGTTTGCCCCCACGTGAAGATTCCGCTATTAAACCAAACTACTATGTAAAGAATGGTTTGGAGTGCTACGACGCTCAGTTAGCTTCCGTAGGTTTAGACAAGTTTCAGGGTTACCTTGAGTGCTGCATTTATAAGTATCTGTGGCGGTGGGAAGATAAAAATGGAAAACAAGATCTTGAAAAAGCGGCTGAATATTTGGCTAAACTAATAGAAACATTGGGTTGACATGGACGTTAGAGCATTTGGCGGCGTTTACGGACAGACAGCGAGTCTGCCCTATACCAGTGGTTTTTTAGTGAACGCTTCGGGAACAGATATAAACTTTGCGGCTTGCCGTGCTGTTTATGTTGAATCAGCTAACAAAAGCACAGATAAAACCCTTGTGGTTGTCTTAGCTGATTCACGAGAACCGATTACTTTTTCGCACATTCGAACCGATGTTTTGCTTCCTATTTCTATAACGCAAATTAGTGGTACTTCGACTGTAGATCACTGTTACGTTCTGTACTGAACAATGGCCGAAATTGCTAAAAAACGAGATCCTGAAAAATGGGCTCGCGCAAAAGCAAAAGCCCGCAAAAAACTTGGCGGGCACAGTGCACGTGCCATGCAGTTAGCGACGAAGTATTATAAAGATATGGGCGGTACTTACGAAGGTAAAAAATCTTCGTCGAACCGTTTATCGCGGTGGTCTAAGGAAGACTGGCAAACCCGTGAAGAATACGAAAAAGGAGGTAAAAACTGATGGGAGATGATCTCACCAGTGGGCTTTTAGGTTATTTATCGGGCGGAACTAGTTTTCGCGAAAAATACCTACCTGAGGCTTCTGACATAAGGAGTTATTTAAAACCCTCGTCAAGCTTTGACCCTTTAAATTTAGTTAATCCTCTTAAGGATGCTTTGATTGCCAGAGCTTTGGCTGCTAGGGGAATGATGCGAGGCCGGTCAAATGGCTGACGTAGCTCGCGAAAAAGGAAGAACAGAAAGATACCTTCCTCGTGCAGCGTGGGCCTCACTTACGCCCGAGGAGCGTCGTGCTACCGACGAAAGAAAAAAGGAAGCAACCAAAGGGAATAAACCTGTTAATACTCAAGTGCCAAATACTGAAAAGGCTCAAGAAGCACGGAGACGAGCTTCCGAGTACATTAAACGTAAAACTAAGTAGTAACCATGGATCCTTATTCTCGCGCTAGTCAGTTTTTTGGAGGCGCTTTTAACGCTATGGAGCGTGCTTCCGATAACCAAGCCCGTATGCAAGGGGTGGGCATGGATGACGCCCGTTATTCAGCTGACTATACGCCTAGTTATATGCAGGGTGCTGTTCCTCCACAAATGGGGCCTTACGGAGAAGATCGCTCCCCTCAGTCGATGGGTTTAGAAAGTTTTAAACAAGAACTTTTAGATAACGCTAAAAAGAACCGTCGTCCTGTTAACGGTACTACCTCTGTTAGGGCCGGCGGGGGAATAAATACCGCAGTGATGAGCTAATATAGTGGCAGCGTAGCCACTTCGATGCTTTTCGACTGTTTCCTATATTTCGACGAAAAGGAACTCCTTGAACTTCGCTACAACATTCTTAAAGATGTTGTAGATGGTTTCATCATCACCGATGGTAACCGTACTTTTAGGGGTGACCCTAAGCCTTTTACCTGTGTTGACACCATTAGGGAGTTAGGTTTACCCGAAGATAAAATCCAGGTCCTTCATGTTGAGCTTCCCACGGTGGAGGAGTGCTCCATCCCGTGGTCGCGGGAGTACGCACAGCGGGATGCCCTTGGGGTTGGGATGCGTATGTGCCCTCCTGATTCCGTCTTTTTCTTTAGTGACGTTGATGAGATTCCCAAACCTGAGTCTCTTTTAGCGGCTGTTGAATTAGCTAAGGAAAAACCGGAGCGTTGCGTGCGTCTTTCGATGCCTATGTTTTACGGTCGTGCAGATTTGCGCGTCAAAAACCCTGCCGGAAATGACCTGGAAGCTCCCAATAACTGGACTTGTGGCACCGTGGTTCTTTACGAACACTTAGAGAAGACCCCTTCTCAAATTCGAATGAACCCCAATGATATTGTTTTGGGTAATTGTGACGCTGGGTGGCATTTTTCTTGGATGGGCGATGCCGCCCGCATGAAGCGAAAAGTTACTTCCTTCTCTCACTGTTTTGATGACATTCCTAATGCTGTTGCCCCGGCTAACAGCGAGGAAATGCTTACG